TTTTGGAGTATAAATTTAAGAATATGTCGTTGTCAATGGCTTTGTCGTTTTCGTTGCTTTGTCGTTTCCTACGGGATCTTAGTTCCTACAGGCTTCGGCGTTCTTGTGGCATTTGGTATATTATACAGGTTCTATATGGTAGCTATATGCCTGCATATGTATGGCATATAGCTTCCGTATAGATTAGATCCTGACAGGAGCGAAGAGGACCGCGAAGAGGCCAGGCCAGGTCGCGATCGCCCAGCTCGGGAGCCTGTGGATCGCGGACTGTTACTAATACTCTCTCTAATTTAATTTGTATTACTTCTTAAGTACCTAGTCGGTCACACAGACACCACCCTGGTGTCACACAGACACCACCCCCCAAGCGATCCTCCCTAAAATCAAATAGATAGCTAAGGTGGTGTCTCATAGACACCACCCCCCAGCGTTTCCTCTTTGAAATCAAGTAGTTAAAGCCTTATTTAGGCATACGGCGCCAAAAGGCTGTGGATCCCGACCAGCACTTTCCCACAGAAAATGGCACTTTTCCACACTAATCCACAGGTTTTTGCACAAATGTAAATAAAATGATTTGTCGCATAAACGCTGAAAGTGTGGTAGGACGTTTCCGTCCCAAAAGTTTTCGCCAAACATACGTGAACCTCGCAAGATACTAGGCAAACGGACCATTTCACCCTTACCGTAGACGTTATTGTGTCGTCTGTCCAAAAAGCCGCAGTTCGCGATTTAGAAACTCATTCATTTGTAATGATTTACAGGGCGTTCTATCGCTTGAACCCATCGCAAATTGCGTTTATGACCTACGCTTCACTGAAGTATTTTGCAAGTCCTAGCGGCAAAATCGAATTCACCAGCGTCCCGACGATGGCTGAGTGGGTGGGCATATCGGTGAGTTCATTCCAGAGGGGAGTTCGAGAGCTAGTGAAAAAGGGCGCTGTCAAGATCCACCGCCGCAGACGTAAAACACCAGCCGGGCAAAAATTATCTCTGCCAAACTTGTATGAGCTTGTGAAACTTAGCCCGAATGATCCAGATGAAGATTTTTAGGGGAATCTCAAGCGTTATCGTGGCCCTCTTGACAGAGCTTAAAAACTAAGATGCTATAGAAACGTCATGGCCAGAATCCGAAAATCTATGCCGAAAAACAGGAACGCCAGCCCTACCCCCAGGACTGCGCTGCGTTTTTTCAACGAAGAGGACTTTAACCTTGTGCGAAATGCCGCCGTTTTATCCCGCCTCTCGATCAACCGCTGGATGATGCGTGTTTGTCTGGCTGCAGCTCACCGCGAAGTGAAAAACGCCGAAGCTGGGAAACTAAGTTTTTAATCTGGAGCCGTGAAATTTGAGCACGCTAAGTCTACTTCACGGCAACGCCGGCAATGGTTGGCGCGGCGTCTGCAATCGTAAAAAATCGACCGCCCTTGTGACTCGAAATGGAAAATCGAAAATCAGGCGCATGAAAAATGGGTGCTGGGTTTGGCGTGGATCCCGCGACAAAGCAGGCTATGGGACTAATGCCGATTCCGCAGATAATCCTGAACACCTTGCTCATCGGGCGGTGTGGTTTCTTTTACGCGGCCAGATCCCTGAAGGCATGACCGTTGACCATCTTTGCCGGAATCGAGGCTGCGTAAATCCTGAGCACATGGAACTCGTGACTCTGAAAGAAAACGTGAGACGCGCACCACGAACAAAACTCACACTTGAGCAAGTTAAAGAAATTAAATCTTCTCCAGAATCTCTAGGCTCTTTAGCTAGGAGATTTGAAGTCTCAAAGCAGGCCGTCTATCGCGTAAGGAAGGGGCTTTCATGGCTCTGAAATTCATAATCCCCATGTTGCCTCCGTCAACCAATCATTATGTGCTACATCCTGCGGCCGGCGTTCACCTGAAAAGCCCGATCGCCAAAGCCTGGGACGCCGACTTCCTGGCCATGCTGCCGGCCGAGGCCCGCGGCGCCTTCGTCATCGGCTCGCGCTTCGCTGTGACCCTGCGCTTTACGCCAGGCCCCGGCGACAAGGGCGACGTGGACAACTTCAACAAAATGCCGTTGGACTGCTGCGCGAAAGCCGGCATGTTCCGCCATCCAAACGGCCGCGAGCTGTCGGACGCCTGGGTGAAGCGGCTCACCGTCGAGCTGTTCGACTCGAAGGAAGAGCGGCGCCGCGGCCCGAAAACTGAGATCACCATCGAGGCGATCGGCTTGAGCAGCGGCTTCAACCCTTTCCTCACCCATTTTGAGAAGGCAATTTTGCCTGGGCTGGCGAATGTTCACGTTACCGTGTTGATCCTGACTGACAATATCGATTCCAAGCTCTGTCTCGAACTCGGCGCCTCCGTGCTTCTGGACAAGCCCATCCTGGTCCTCACCCGTCACCTAAGCCTGGTTAACTCCCAACTGAGTAAAATCGCGACCAAGGTGGTCGAAATGCCGGAAGGCGACTGGAAGGGTCCCGAAGCCATAGCCCTGATTCACGCGGCACTCAATGAGATGCTTCCATGAAGCCTCCGAGGCGCTACAGCAGGCCTACAGGCAAAAAGGGATGCCCTGGCCCGTCCCGCGGCGCGCCGGCCGCGCGTAGGGCATCCTGGCGCGATCTAGGGGGATTCAAGGCGTGGGCCGGTAGTCACGACCGGCCCATTTTGCCTCGACAGGGGGAAGCTGGGCCGGGGGACCCCTGCCTCAATGCGGCTTAGGGACCGCAAACCCCTGCGGAATTACTATATTCAAATTTCCTCAAATAGCGTCAGTTGGCCAAGCGTCTGGGTATTGCTCGCATTGCCGTTGATGAAGTTGGTTTTATTCGATCGGAAGGTGGACGCGCTGATGATGGTCCACTGCGGCGCCTTCCCCGGCTGGCCGCAGAGTTCAATCCCCGTTCCGACCTGGCGGAAATATCCGCCGATGCGGTTTCCGAAAGCATCGTTCGAATTATCGCTAATGACCAGAACGCCGCGGCCGGAATCGTAGGCCGTAGGCTTGCCGGTGACAGGCGGCGGCCCCCCGGCGTTCTCGCAGTCCAGATGTTGCACATCATGCTGATGGCCGTTGGCAATCACCACGAAGTAGGCATAGCTGTTCATGGCCACATCGAACTGGAACGTGTCTGAAAAAGGCCCGAAATAGGCGGCCATCGAATCGGGAATGCCCTCGCCGTTCAGATAGCCGCTTTTCACCTTGATGCGGCTGGTGCCGGTGTACTTGGGGCTGGTGGAGCCGGCCGAGGCGAACAGAGCACACCCGCAGCGGCCATTGAGCGACCAGTTCTTGCCGTATTGCGTGAAGTCCGTTCCCGGCTCGCACCACACCCCTACGCCCCCCCAATTGATGGCGTAGCTCTTACCGTTGGCACTCGGCCCCTGGTAGGCGATCGCCAGGGTGAGCATAGCCGGCCCCTGCACACTCAGAACCTCGTATGGGTAGCCGTCGATCACCAGCCAGGCGCAGGACTCCATCGCCGCCGTCCAGGCGGTTCCCGTGCCCTGCACCGTCTTTGAGCCCAGAGACACACTCACCGTGCCCTGCACGTAGCGTTGCGGCCGCAGATTGAGCAGCCCGATGTTCAACTCGCTGTTAGCCGTGGCGGTGAGCCGGATCGCCGCGCCCAGCAAATTGTGGCCGGAAGATGAATCCTGAAACTGGATGTTGTCAATGCGCGGCCCGTTCATGTTGGAATTGGTTTGCGATCCGTTCCACCACAGCAGGCTTTTAAGCGGCTGGTCGGTAAAGAAGATCACCGGCGCATCGCCCATGTTCTGCAGCGACCCATCGCCAACCAGCTTGATGCACTTGGCGTTAGTCTCCACCGTGCTGGAAAAGTAGTATCGCCCTGGCGGGAAGTGCAACTCATTGGCGTAGGCAACGGAAGAATTCAGGTAGCTCCCCAGGCCCGCGGAGCAATCCTGCTTGCCGGAATTATCCAGGCCCAGGTCCTTGACCGCATCGAGGCCGCGCTGGGTCGCCGCCGAAGATCCGCCGCCTTGATCTGGGATCGTAACCGTCCCCGTCACCTGAATCATGATCGGGTCGATGTTTAGAGGCAGCACCTGGCTCTGTTTTTCATGCCCCTTTTTCGTCATGCCGCAAGTCTACCGGCGCGATCTGGCGCACTTTGGCGCGATTTGGCGCTAAAGGGGTACTAGTTTTATTAGTCCCCTGCGAACCTTCCCCACCAACCTGCCCGGCCAGGCTTACACTCTCCCTCGAAACCCTTTAGTTTCGACAGGAGAATTTCAAAATGAGCGGTTTGTGGCAGCGTCCTAACGGTCCTCAGACAATCGCGGCACAGCCGGCCGCCCAGGCCCCGCTGAATGTGCAGTTTGCCCTGGCACCGATGGCCCCCGCCGTCCTGGTGCTTTCCGCGGTGACGGAAGCGGTTTTCGCCCACCCCCAGAATCCCGCGATCCCCTACAGCCTGCCGCTCTCCCCGAACGAGGGGAATGAGCAGACCCCGTTTGATCTAATCGTGTCGGGTTACATCACCACCGGGCAATCAACGAACGTGACCCTGAAGGTTTATTCAGGAACGTCCTTCACCGTGGGCAGCGATGTTGTGCTAGCCACCAGCGGCGCCATCGCGGTGAATTCCACATCGGCCCCGTTCGAGATCCATTTGCACATGATCTACGACTCGGTAAGCGGGAAACTAACCGGCTGGTTCGATGGGACGGTAAATAATAACCTGATCACAAAGGCCGCCCTGTCCACGGTTGTAACTGGCATCAAGGACAGCAACAATCCGGTGGTGAACTTCCTCATCAGCGGCACATCGAGCGCCGCGACTGCTCCCCTCCCAACGACCATCACCGTAAGAAATTTCAGCGCAGGCTGAAATGCCCCCCATAGATCCAGGCGGGAAACCCTTGCAGCAGCAGGCCGTGGCCTGGGGAACTCTCACCCATCCACCAGGCCGCGGCGAAGGGGGAGGAAAATGGCCAAGGAAACACCGAAGCCGAAGCGCGAAGAGGAAGGCAAAAAGCCGGCCGGCAAAAAGCGCCTGCATCTTCACGAGATCCGCAGCACTCAGGCGCGTGACGGGTCCATCGTCCATCACCACACCTATCAAAATTCTGCCGACGATCACATGACCATGCCCGAGCGCGGACCGATGGCCACCAGCTCGTCACCGGAGGACGCCGGCCAGCATGTTGCCGAGCAGTTCGGCATGAACCAAATGGGAGGCGGCGGCGGCGCGCCGGAAGATCCAGCAGCTGCAGCCGGGCCGCCTGAAGGGGGCGGCGAACCGCAAGCAGAGTGATCACCCTTCGTTCCATCGTGGACATAGACCGGCTCACGGATGACAACGCATATAGGGACGATATGCGTTTTAGATTTCTGAGCGACGGGTTTTTCGCCGGTTCCGTGATCGGGTTCAACGACTTCAATGAACGAGCCCACGGGCCGGTTTTTAGAAAATTTTACTTTCCGAAAAACCCCAATGTCCCCATGCGGGATCAGCACCGCAAGCACAAGCGGATCCACTTAGACCCGCGGCACACGTTCAAGACCACAGCCAAGCGCGTGGATCGTGCGCAATGGGTGTGCGCGTTCTCGAAGGAAATAACCGTCCTGGTCGAGAGCGCGACTCAGCCCCTGGCCCTGGCTTCGGCCACTTCCACGGCTAAGCTCTTCTACCGGCCCCGCGGTACGCCGGCAAAACTAATCCACTTATTTTTCCCCGAGCTGGTAATCGAAAAGCTGCCCGAGCTGCCCTGGAACACGCCCAACCGGATCGACTTCGGGCCTGGTGATCTCGATTACACGCTGGCGTTCACTTCCCCGCAGTCTAGTCAGTCAGGCTGGCATCCCATGCTGATCGAGCCCGACGATGTTGAAGATTCAAACAACAGCGGGATTTCCGCTCATCCCGACACGCGGCAGCGCGTGATCGACACATGCGATCAGAACGAAAACCTGTTGCGGGATGGCGGCTTCATCAACATCTCAGGCACCCGTTACCACCCCTTCGACTGGTACGGCAAGACTCTTGATCGCGCCGCTGCCAATCCCGATGCCTGGGAGGTCCTCGTCAGATCCTCGCTTACCCTGAGAAGCGGCGCGCGCCTGGTGCCGGGCGACTTTCCGGCCGAGGAAGACATAGAACTGCATTTCGCGGAGTTCGCCAATCTCTCTTACGCTGAGCTGCGCGAGAAATTCTATACAAACTATGAATCGTTCATGTGCCAGCAGCAAAACGACCCGCAAGGCGGCGCCGTGGTGCGCTTTGAAGAGCGGTTCTATAACGGCGCGCAGATCGTGCCGCCGCGGATCCCGCGCGATGGGGAAACCTTCATCTGCTGGCGCCCGCGGTATGGCGCCGATCGCCACATGGCGAAGTATAGCGAAGGCGCCGCGGCGCGCGTGGTAGACGGCCGCATTTATATTCTCGACGCCTGGCAGGGCCAGTTCACTGCCAGCACGGAAGCGGAAAAAATCGCCCTCCAGGTCAAGATCCACGGCGCCGATGGCCTGATGATCATGGACGTTCCCGGCTGCGAGTACGTATGGACGAACGTGCGCAACGAATTTCTAAGACGAAACATAAGTTGCAAAATGCAGTGGCTGGAATTCGAAGACGACGAAGCCAAGCGCGCCGCCGCGATCGAACAGATCGAGCCCATGATGAAGAGCGGCCGGATCCTGTTTTCCACCGCGATGGGCAAGGCCGCGGAGTGCAGAAAGCAATTCCTGTTCCTGGGCCTGGTCGAAGAGAACGGCATCGCCCACTGCGTTTCTAAATTCGCGCAGCTGGTGCCACTCAGCCTGATGCGCGCCAACATGGCCGAAGAGGAAATGAGCTATATGCGCAAGCGCCGTGATGACGCGATGCTGAGTCAATTCCTCTCCCAGCAGGGATTTGATCGAGCCGACGAAGACGCACGGCAAAAAATGAGCGTGAGTCTCGATGCCATGTCTAAAATCTCCCACCGCTTCGGGCCGCCGCTGCCAGGAGGCCTGGACGGATGAATCTAAAACTTAAATCGTGGCTTAAAACCGCACTGATGGCAGCAGGCGGGGGCGGAATAGCGGGGGCCGTTGCGGCTGCTTTCGACCCCAAGAAGTACGATATTCGGCACGATATTGGATCCGGCAAACTGTGGATCTTCTTTTTCCAGGGCTTCGGACTCACCTTCCTGGCCTTGCTGGTGAAATCGCCTTTCGGCCAGCAGATGATAGGCGCGTACAAGGATTCACAGAGCCAGCTGGAGCAGAGCAGAAAGGAGATCGAACGATTGAAAGCTCAGGCCGACAAGACGGAGGGGACTGATGGCTGACACATTAGAGCTGGCTAAGAGGCCGACAGGCGACGGGATGCCGCTGGGGCAGACCACTTCCCTTTCCATTCGCAAGGACCAGGTGAAGCTGGAAACGAGCCCGGCGAAGGAAGTTGAGTTTGACAATGACGCCGCGGCTTCGCTGGCCTGGGACGCCTACCAGAAGGCGACGGCCTGGATCGACACGAACAGCTGGCTGATGGAATGGCAATACATCGACTACATGTATCAGAGCCCCAACTATGACCGCGACTGGCGCACAGCCACGAACCGACCGGCGCGGATCTCGCGGTTCAACGTGGCCAAAAACCGCAACACCATGAGCAGCCAAACCAGGCGCGCGGTGTTTGGTGACGATCACTGGTTTATGCTCGACCCGCGGGGCAAGATGGCCGGCCGGCCTGATGTTGAAGAGTACATGAAGGCCTGGACGGAATTGTTTCTGATTCTCTCCGAGCGCGCCGATCTCGAATACAACATGCGGCTGTTCATCGAATCGCAATCGCTGCAGGGGACAGGCATCGCGGTCCCCGGCTGGGAAGAGAAGAAAGTCATCAAGACCTGGCGGGAGCCCACCGAGCCGCCTACAGAAATCGACATGCCCGCGGGCGGCAAAAAGAAAATCCACACTTTCAAATCCGACAACTGGGAAACTAAAAAACGAACAGTCACAGAGAGCTGGCCGTTTTTTGAATACCGGCGCCTGGGGACGACGCTCTATAACGAAAAGTGGCGGCATCCTGGCCGGCCCGATCTAAGCGGCTGGCCGCGGGTCGATGTTGATTACGTCGATTTTCACGATCTGCGCCAGCTGCGCGATCTGGACTGCTACGCCGACGAAAAAGGCGTTCCCATCATCCCCGACGACGAGAAACTAAAAACATACTTTCTCGCCAACCCGCTTACCAATGCCGAGCCAGGCACCCAGACCGCGCAGCAGATGAACGCCCATTCAAGCATGGTGATGCATGCCGTGGGCGAGAACGCGCAAACCACATCCAACCCGTTTCAAAGGCCGCTTCTAAAAGTTGCTTACTGGACAGAACAGCGAGTGGTGGAGCTGCTTTGCTATGACGGCCGCAAGCTGACAATCCGCAACGAGGAACACGGCACGCGCGAGCACGCCGCGGGCTATTCCGCGACCTGGTGCAACATCGAGAATTCAGGCTACGGCTTCGGGATCGGCCGGATGAACGTGGGCGATCAGCGCATGAGCCAGGGCGTTCTAAACGAAGTCCTGAAGATGATCGCGTTCCCCATGAACGCGCCCGTTTTGTACGACAACGCCGCGGGTAACGCGCCGGTGCAGAACATCATCGCCGGCCTGGGCCTGATGCTGGGAATCAATACCGGCAGATCTGGGGATGTTAAAAAAGCGGTGGGCTTCATGGAGATGCCGCAGATCCCCTCCGAGGCCTGGAAGGTGTACGAGCTGGCGATGCAGGGCGGCGAACAGCTGGTGGGCGCTGACCGGGCCATGATGCAGGGCCAGCTGCCGGGGCCGGGCTCTTCGATCGGGCGCACCGCCACCGGCGCCAGCCGCCTGGCCGACAAGGCCGACGAAAGCATTGCGGATCCCGTGCAGATGATCGAGTTCGTTTTAGAACGCTGGCTGGATTTTCTCTGGATGGGTGTGCGGGAAGTGATGCCCATCAAGGAAATTCGCGACCTGCTTTCCGACAAGTTAGGCGAAAAAATTCTCGAGACTTTAGACGCCAAAGAGTTCATGGATGCGCGCTTCGAGATCAAAGTTCTGTGCGGAAAGAAGCTGGCCGCCAAAGCCGCGATCGCGCAGCTGATTCCCTTCTTGTTGCAGATCCTGGCTCAGCCCAACATTGCGCAGTTTGAGCAGCAGATCGGGATGCGGGTGAACTATGGCGCCATTGCCGATCTGTTCCTGCGCATGTCTGAACTGGCGGTACGCGAAGATATTTTCATCCCCATGACCGACGAGCAGCGCCAATTCGCGCAGCAGATGAACCCGAATCTGCAGCGAATCGCTGCACAAACCAAGATCGAGCAGGAGAAGGGCCAGAACAAGCTGCAGCAGATTCAGGAGCAGGGCAAGCAGGACGTAACTAAAACTTTAGTCGAGAAGGCAATGGATCACGTTCAAGGAGCGGTTCCCCTGGAGCTGGCCGAAGCCAGGCTGGCGCGCAACACTGACATGGCCACACTGCAGCAGGGGGCGGTGCAGCCGCAGTAGGAGGGAGAACTATGACTGTCTGGATCTCGGCCCTGATCGTCACGATCATTGGCCTGCTCGGGTACTGCTTCACTAAAGATGGCAAATCCCAGGCCATCTTCCTGCATTGCTTCTGGGTCGGCCTGCTGGCCTTCCTGCTCACCTGGGGCGGTTTCATCGTCTCGATCAGACCAGCCCACCAATAAACGAGGTGCTGCATGGCTCTATTACTCGATCGTTTCCTGTTCAAGAGCGCCGCCGCCTGGAAGGGCAATACCAGCGACAGCATCAATAAGCCGCAGTCCCTGCAGTTCTTTCCCACGCAGCAGGCCTCGGGCTCGATGCTGGTACACAACCATCTGGGGGAGCCGTGGGCTGGAGGCCTGGTTTCGCTGACCAGGCCGCTGCCTATCCTGAATGGCAAGCTGCTACGTTATCAGGCCTGGCACTGCAAATTTCGTTTTCCCCCGGAGATTTACGACAATCTGGCGCGTCACGAGATGGATAACAAGACCTGTTTCAAGACCCGGCCGAACGCCAACACGCAAATTAGGAACGTGGCCAACTGGAGTACGCAGTGGAACCGCGACACGGGCGAGGTTCAGATAGACAAGGATCCCCCCGCGTGGCAGGGAACAGGGTGGTTTCCAGCGGCGTCCTGCATCACTCCTGACGTGTGGCATACCTTCGACTGGCGCATGCGCTTTGATGAAGTGGCCACCACGTTTTCCATCGACTCGATGAAGTGGGACGATGATCTATGGATTAACGACAACCCCGAGTTTCAAAACATTCCCGCGCAAAATACCAATTGGGAAGAGTGTGTGAAGTACCAGCTGCAGACCGAGGGTTGGGACGGCCCCGGCACAGTGCTGGTGGAGTATGACGAGGGTGTGGCCGCTCACTCCAGCGAGCCTATTCCGATGGATCTGTTTCCGACCCAAGAGAGCTATGACGAATGATCCGTTTTGGCTGTGTGCGCGCGCAAATTGATTGCGAATTCTGCCCTCGGCGCGCCACCATGACGATGAAAGATCCGAGCGGTAAAAGATGGCGCGTATGCGCACTCTGTTATTGGGTGGGGCAGCACCACGATCACAACCAGGGATGCCCGTGGAACGATAAACGCAGCTGCAGCGGGGCTCGCCGTGATAACTAAAACGCCTTTAGAAAAGTACCTGGCCGGCGAGCCTTTGAACGACGAGCTGGCGGCCCTGCGCGCTGGGATCCACGAAGAATTCAAGGCGCCCGCGGCGCCGGCCTGGGATCCCCGGCTGCCGGCCGCCGAGGACGACGACAAGCCGCTTTCCAAGGCGGAACGCCAGGCGCTGAGAGAGGGCCGCCAGGTGGGGGCGTTTACCACTCTTGCTAGGCTGCTAAGAATCCGGCTGCGTCTGCATGTTCGGCAAGCAACAATAGACAGCGAAAAAGACCCTCTAGCGAGATCTTCGGAAATCGCCCAGGTCTGGGCTTACATCAGCATCTATCGGGCGCTGGCAGCCGAGATTGAGGCCATGATTCAAAAGGAGATCGAAGAGCTGGAGAAGAGCGAGCGGGGACAGTGAAGGCATACTGGAGCGACACGCGGCCGAACGGTCAAGCTGTAGAGCCGGGAACGGTGTGCTTCATCACGGATCTTGAGGATGGCTCCCATCCCATCGCCTGCTACGGCAAAACTACCGAAGAGGTTTTACAAAAGCTCGCCCTGCAAAACGCGCACGCTCAGATTGCGATCGCGCGCCGATCCGCGGCGCCTCCGGTTTCCCCCCCTTCCGTGCCTGCGGCGCCGCGGAAAATCCAGCCCGATCAGATCATGCGCGCCACGGTCGATTTGACCGACCCGGCAAAGAGCGGCCAGGCCGTCGCCACCCTGTTTGAAAGCGCGACGGGGATCAGCCCCCAGCGGCTGATCCTCGAAAACTTTGGCGCCGTGGCGGAGCAATGGGAGCGCGAGAACCCCGAATTTTTCGCCCACAATGGCAACCGGCGTTTGATGGCGGCCGAGGCCGCGCAGCTCGCTGGAGGCCTGGGGCAAGTAACACAGGAGCATCTGAGCCAGGCGTTCCTGAATCTGCGCGCCAAGGGTGATCTCTTCGAGGCACCGGCGTATGACCCCAACCACCAAACCCCTCCCACGTTTCCTGATGAGATTCAGGTTCAGCCGGCCGAGAGGACCAGGCCGCGTTTTGCTACCGCTGCGAGATCTATAAATTTCCGGCAGGCAGCGCCCGCGACACGAACCCTGAAATATACCGCAGAGGACATTCGCACCATGCCCGTTTCAAAATCCCGCCGCCTGATCGAGAACGGCGATAAGGATTATGCGGAGGCCTGCGAAGCCTACTTCGGTTCATCAGCCCAGGCGACAGCTTAGGGCAAGGAGACTCGCTCAAATGAAACCGAATACGCAGTTCAAGATTTCTTTGTGGATGGTGCGATTCGTCTTTTTGCCCGTGGTGCAGCTGATCGCAGCTATCGGCGGCGCAATCGCCGTGACCGGCACTCTAGCGCTCCACCTGGCGGCCCAGGCGGCCGGCGCGCCTACCCTCTGCGATGGCCCGAGCCCCGCGGCGCAGACCAGCGCGAACATGCCGCAAGCGCGTTTGACGATCCACTACAACCGCGTTTTCATGCAGTGGCTGTATATGTTTCTGAATAAACTGCTGCTCGTCACGCACATGGATTTGCCCGAGAAAAGCGGGCAAACGTTCCGCAACTTCATGGCTGTGCCGCTGGGGCCGGATCTGCAGATGCAGCTGGAAGGCACGATCAATTCGCCCGAGCAGATCGCCGTGAATTTCCGCGATATTATCGTGGGCCAGTGGGCAAACTATAACAACATCTCCGATCTCGCCTTCATGACTTCCATCAGCAACGACTTGGAAGAGAACAGGCGGATCATGGCCTATCAGCTGGGCGTGACGGTCGATGACCTGGTGATGTACATGTTCGACTATCTGCGCACCTATGACGCGCGCACCACGAACCAGGATGCCCTGTCGGCGCCGTTTCCATTCACGAAAAACATCATCGAGCAGATGCCGCAATCGCTCTTGGGCGCCACGGTCCTGCCGATGAAGAGCGGCGCATACAACGGTTCGATTCATCCGTTTTTCGTGGGCGATCTGTTGCTGGACAACTCGAACAACAGCGTGGTGGACGTGTGGAAACACACCGATGCCGGCCAGCTCAAGTTGGAAGCTCTGACCGACACCGACGAAGGGCAGCAGCCGGTGCGTGTGATCGAGCTGTTCGGCGCGCGCTGGCGCCAGAGCACCAACCAGACGCAGTATGCCAACTGGCAGAGTAGCGGCTTGACGGGTATTTCCACCTACCTGGCTGGGAGCGATGCGATCGTGTTCATCAACTTCCCCAACAAGCGCCACACCAAGATCGACCCCAACTGGAAAAACATCAATTTGTGGGCTGGCGAGTACGTTGCAAAAACGGCCTACGATCCGAACGGGCTGATCATGGCCGGCACCGGGTATAACGCGATCCTGGGCGTGGGACTTCCCCCCGATCCGGCCGCGACCAGCCGCGCGCGCATCGCGGTAGCCGTTCCGCAGACGACTTAGTTTTTTAGTTTCTCCGCAAGACCGAGCGGGAGCGGGTTATTCCTCCCGCATTTTCTCAGGAGTCATAAACATGCCCGACGATCAGGATCCGCCGCAAACTAAAAAGCAGCGCACCGCTGAAGAGGTGGAGGCGAAGCTAAACCAGGTCAAGCTGCGCACGGCTGAGATCCAGCTACAGAGAGCGGAAATGGAGCTGGAGCAGACCGAGGAAACGATCAAGCAGTTCAAGGCCGACAAAGAGGCGCGATCGCGCCGCAACCAGCAGCGCCAGGGCCAGCTGAGAATCGACATTAGCGAGAAGGCCGGCACGGCACGGAAATGCACCCACCGCCAGGGCGGATCGCTCAGCAATCCCTATGGAGGCAAAGGCCCCAGCGCCCTGCAGCTCGTGATCCTGCCGGATGAACGCGAACTGATCATGTGCTCGATCTGCCCGCTGCGCGTGTTCTCTCCCTTCCCTGGCGATGCCTCGCGGCGCCTGCGCAGAGGCGAGACAAGAGAGCAGGCCGATGCCCGCGTAGAAAAGCATATGCGCCAGGTGGAAGCGTTCGAGACTCTGCGCGCAGAGTCAAACAACAAGCTCACCGAGGAAGCGGCCGGCGCCATGCACTGCGGTAAAACTTTTAAGTTTTTAGATGGCGACAGCAACCAGGTGCAAGTTACCGCGCCCTGCGATCACTACGCGCAAGGCCTAGACAACCGTGATGGAGTGCGCTCGTGAAATACATGAAAGCCAGCATCTGGGTTGCGCTGATGACGGCCCTGGCCATGTGCCTCTGCGTGAAGTGTTATGGTCAGGCGAATGTGCCATCAGCTCTGACCTACACATGGCCCGCGGCGGCAACCGGGACGGCCGGCCAATCGGGAAATTACCTGATTTTCAATGGGACCACTGCGCCCCGGCCGGGGAACTACACCATCGATGTTTCGGTATCCGGCACGGCGCCGGCAACCTGCACTTTTCGCGTGGAAGGCAGCTCAGACACGGTGAACTGGTACGGGCTTGACGCAACCGCGCCGGCGACGACAAGCTGCACGGCCAATTTCATGGAAAGCATCGCGGGACGGCCAGTGATCTATCTCCGCATCAATCTCACTTACACGCAGGGCGATGGCACCACTAAGGTTCAATTTCATTACACCGGGGGGAGATCGTGAGGAAGATAGTTCTTCTTCAAATCGGCGTCGTGGCTGTAGCCCTCATGTTGGGCGCGATTGCCCAGACCCGCGTGATCGGCGGGGGCGGAACTACGGTGATCGGCGGGGGCGGCGACGGTTGGACAGCATTTATCGGAGGCTCTACGTTGACCATCGCGACTCCGGCAAATTCCACGCCTTATTACATCAATTACCAGACTGGCGCTTTACCATCCCCGCCAGCGGTCGGGAGTGGGCATTGGTCCCCTACCGCCCCTTTTAACTGCACTGCTTTCTATGTGCGGTATTACGCTCTTCGGACAGGGACAGCCGACACAACTGCAAACAATGTGCAATTAAATCTCTACGATGTGACCACCAGCACACTGTTTGCTGACTCCCAGGCGTTCGTGGCCCTTAACGGCTCGACACTGCCGTTTATTGCCCCGATTAGCGGGCTTTCCGATGCAATCGCGCAGGGGGATTTGATCGTCGTTCGCGCGCTGATGCCGGCGACCTGGGGAACCCAACCGACAAACGTAGCTTTCAGCGCGCAGTTTACGTGCAGATAAGAAGGAGAAGCCAAAATGGGTGTGGACCGAATCACTTCAGGACCGCTGACCGCAGCCGGCACGAATCCATATGATCAGCAGGCGCTGGTTCTCGATGCGCAAAACAACATCCTTGAAACCAGCGGGAGCAGCCGCGCCCTGGCGGCTGCCAGATCGGCCCAGGCGGTTATCGGCGCGCAGACCGCTTTAGCGACCGTCACCACGGCGCAAAACCTGATCAGCCGGAACTTGAATGCGGGGGTACTTAACAAGCTGGGGCGAACTTTCATCATCAAGGGCTGGCTGATCTACACCACGCCGGGAACCACCACGCCGACCTTGACCATCGCGCTGACCCTGGGGGGAGTCACGCTTATTTCAATCGTCACGGCCGGGCTTTCCGCCACCGCCAGCACCAACATGCCGACCTACTTTGAATTCACCTTCCAGACGGTGAGCACGGGACCAACGGGAACCATCGAAGCGCACGGCCAGGTGAACGCCAACATCAGCGCCAACACGCCGGCCGCGGCGCTGGCCCAATATGTGGACAATAACATCGCTGTTTCTTCAGCTGTGAATCTGAATTCAGCCCTTGCCCTTGCCGTCACCGTGGCGGGATCGAGCGCGATTACCAGCATCCAATTGCGCCAGGCGACGATCGAAGTTGTGAACTAAGCAGGAGTAAAAAATGGCTGGCAAACTTACCGCTGGGAACCTAAAGGCCGCGGTGGCCGCCGCTGGGAAAAAAGCAACGCCACACCTTCATAGCAATCGGGAAGCGGATCACGATGTGAATCTGGCTGAAGCGGATCACGATGTGAATCTGGCTGATCGCGTGGCCGATCTCGAAGAGGTAGTCGGGATCTTGCGGCAGGAATTCGAGACTTACAGGCAGCAAATACACGATGCAGGTATTCGGCTACCCACGCAATCAGAAGCCGAGACAGGACGCCCATCGCTGAAAGCCTAAAGGCATCAGTGGCGGCGCGCCAGCCGAGCCCGGCCGGGAATGTCCCCCCCGTGCCGGGCTTAGCTGTTGAAGGGCTGGAGGAAAACGATGGCCGTAAGCACCAAATCGCTGCAGAGCGTTTACAACGTGATCGCCGCGCAAGGGATCCCCGACCCGCGCGCGCAGGCGGGCGGCTATGGTGACGATCTGGCGCTCGACCTGGCCGGCCGCGTGATGGCCGATCTGATCACGGAACGGTTCAACTGGAAATTCAACCGCGCGACGGCGGCGCCGATCTACACCAACAGCTGGCAGCAGGACTATCCGCAGCCGGCCCAGGCAGGCGGTCCGATCGCCTGGGGCCAGGACTGCGACATTGTGCAGATCAACAGCACCGCATTGCCGAAGCCGCTCAATTGGGATGGTGCGGTCCTATGGGTTCGAGAGCTGACGCGAACCAGTATCGCGCGCTGGCGCCCGACGAAAATCTGCTGGATGTATAACTCGCAGCTGAGCTGGGGGACCTGGCCAGGCGCGATCGCGATTTTATATCCCCTGGTCGGGGTGAACGCGCCGGCCGGCTCTAATCCAATTCTTAATTTTATAGATTCACACGGGAACTACCTCATCCTGACCACGTTTGGAACTACCGGCACAACCGCGCCGGCCGCGGCGGCGAACGCGCCCGAGGGGACCACGGTCACGGATGGATCGTGTGTGTGGACAGTGGTAAGCGCGACCAGCCAGGGATTCAGGCTCGATTCTCTCCCTAACGCGGTGGGGCCGACTTTCCAGCTCGCGCCGAGTTATCAGCTCGACGCGCCGAACTTCGCGAATTTTCAGCAGCTTTTGACGCCCATCCCCGATAGTTTCTCGCGCCACTTTCAGACCGGGCTGGAGTGGGCCTGCAAAATGGCTTGCCCGAATCCAGCCATCAAGGAGGACGGAATAAAAGGCTATCCGCTATGGCTGAAGTCGATGGAAACCATGATCAAGCAGGGCGACAAAGAGCCCAACGTTTACCGGATCGTGCCTGAAACCAGCGTGGTGGAAAGCCGCTGGGGATGGAAAGGGCCATTCACGGCCGATCAGCCGGTTTAGGCTGGCATATGCAATGCATATGCGGAGGATATGAAGGTGGCCACAACGTTCACACTGCAGGACGCGATCACGTTTGTTCGAGCGTACATAAAGCAGCAAAGCCTGTATGTGAACAACCAGCAGCCGGCGCTGGGAGCGGCGCAGATCATTATGAACGTGATCCTGGGGCCGCCCTTCGTGTGGCGCACCAACCGTTTAAACCTGCAGATTTCACTTACCACCGGAGGCGGGACGGATTATCCTGTTCTGGTTCCCAAGTTCGGCCGCCTGGAAACGCAGTGGCTTTTAGATCAGAATGGAAAGATCCACCAGCTCGGCGGTGATATATCACTCCCCAAGATCGGCACCACGAAGCTGCCGACTAGAGTAGCCCCGCAATATGACGACAACGCGGGAAACATCACGTTTCGATTCGATTCAATCCCCGATGCGGCTTACGTCGCGAATCTTGACTACCAGCAGAAAGCGCCTTTAGTTACAGGCGCGGGCTCGCCGCTGGGAACCCTGGCTGACGAGAACGCGGATCTGTTCTTTGAAGGCCTCTTGACCTGGGCCAGCCTGCTGGTGAATGACGCGCGCTTTCCCATCTTCGAAAGGCAGTTCATTTCCCATCTGCTTTCGCGCCAGGACGGCCTGAGTGAACAGGCAAAGATCATTTTCATGGGTCAGTGGATGGAGTATGTGAGGACCGCGCAGCGCAGCCAGGGCATGAGCCAGGGCGCGGCGGCGGGAAGGCAAATCTAAAATGCCAGATGAAAAGGTGTACTGCTATAAGGTCACGCGCGCCGATTATCCCGGCAATAGCTGCACCTTTCGCGATTGGGACGCCATCAACGCCGAGTTTGACGGTGCAGAAGTGGGCGATAAGATCACCATCGAACTGCTGCAAATGACGGAAACGGAACTAGAAAACCTTCCCGACTTTGAGGGCTGGTAATGCCCAACGCACTCAGCCAAGCCGGCGCAACTGCAGAGCCCAGCGAATATGCAACGCTGGCGATGGATGAGCATTTTACCGGCATGTGGACCCAGCGCAACCCGCTGCGCGATGCCGATGTTCCCTATCTTTACCGGAAATACTATTCCGCTTCCCGTTTGGATTCGATCATCGACGGGATTAACCGGGAGATCACCGCCAAGCTCACAGACGCGCGCCGGCCGGGATCCTCAATGTTCAACGATCAGCCGTTTCCTCCCGGTTACTCGTTCTATTCGTTCAAGTACATCCAGAACCAGCAGGAAATCGTGCGCGTGATCTATGACGGCAAGGACCGGAACGTCTACGATGCGACTCCCGGCCAGATCACGTCGCTGTTCCTGAAATCGTCTGCGACGGCACAAGCCCGGTTCCTGACCGTGGGGACGACACTTTATATCAGCGATGGCGGGCAAACTAAAAAGCTAGTTCAAAGCCCCCTGGCCTGGCAGGCGGCGACTGCCTACACTACGAACCAATACATCGTGGACACGAACTTAAATCTGCAGCTGGCCATCGGCGCGCAGACCGGAACGATTACGTCCATCACGGTCAAGAGCAATGTTTGCACGGTGTTTTTTCAATCCGGCTCGGGGCTTCAGATCCCGCCTGGCGCGCGGCTGACCTTCGCCGGGCTGACAGCCATCACCGCGCTCAACAGCACGACGCAGACCACCAGCGCCATCGGCAGCAGCCTGCAAGTGAGTTTTCCTTTCACCCATGCAGACCTGGCGCTGACGGCCGAGACGGGGACCGCCACCACCGGCACGGGGATAACGGGCGGGAGCCAGCCGTCCTGGCAGACAGCCACCGGCGCGATCACCATTGACGGCAGCGAGCAGTGGGAATGCCGCGGATCGGCTATTCAAAATTGGGGCGGCGCCGGGCCGGCCAATGCGCCCACTGTGACGCAAGTGCCGGCGCCCACGCTCTACCCATCATGGGCGGCTAATACCTGGTATGCGGCTTCGTTCGTGATCGTGGATTCAAACACTAATTTGCAGCAGCTGACCACCGCGGGGACCACCGGAGGGAGCGCGCCGGCCTGGGCCATCGTGGCGGGAACTACCACCACGGACGGATCCGCGGTGTGGACATGCAAGGGATCGGGGACCTGGGCGGCCGGCGCGACTCATGCCGCGGGCGATTGGGTGGTGGCGACGTACACCTACTACATCACCACCCAGGTCTATGAACCCAGTGTCAGGCGCTGGATCACGATAAGCACACCGGTCACGGTCACATCCCTTTTCAAGTGCATCGTGGCAGGCATCAGCGGCAGTTTCACGCCCAACTGGACCAACGGCCTGGGAACAGTCGTGATCGACGGATCTGTAACCTGGAGCAACCAGGGAACCCCGCCCGCCTGGCCGGGGGCAACGCAGATCCTTTCGCTCGCGACTTCGATTGTTGACAGCCTGGGCAATGTCCAACTGGTGCAAAACCTGGGCGAATCGGGCGCGACTTCGCCCACCTGGCAGAGCACCAAAGGCGCGCTCACAACCGACCACACGATTCAATGGCTCAATAACGGATCATATTCGGCCGCTAACACAGGGACCTGGGTGTGGGCTTACAGCGGCCTGAATTCGATCACCGGGGAGATCACCAATCCGAGCCCCATCAGCCAGCCGCTACTACTCTCGGCCGGCAATCAGCCTGTGATCCAGGGCGCCGGCCTGGCTGATACGCAATTCGATGAAATCATCCTCTGGCGCACGGCACAAAACGGAGTCTCGCTGCTCTATGACGATCAATTCCCCAACCCCGGCGCCGCGGCGACGTGGATCTTTACCGATACCACACCGGATAACCTGCTCAACGCCCAATTTGCGGCGCCGGGCTCGATCCTGGCCAGCTCGCTTGCGACCCCGCCGCCCTCGACGGCCACCGCACCTGAATATCACTGCGGCCGGATCGTCATGATTGATGGCAGTTATGTTCGCTGGAGCGGCGGGCCGGATACGACAGTGGGCAGCGGCAACAGCTCTTTTCCGCCAGGGAATTACTTTCAGTTTCCAGAGCAGCCGATAAAACTGAAATCCGTGACGATGGGCGGCGGCGGCCTGATCGTCGCATGCGTGGCGAATACTTACGTCATTCTGGGCCAGGGGATCACCGGCGATCCATTCCTGCCGCCGAAGATGTTCATGGAAGGGGTGGGAATTGCTTCGTATAACTGCCTCACCATGCGCGGGTCTACGATCTATGGTTTCTCGAACAAATCTAAATGTTTTAGTTTCGATCCAGGGAACGGTGAAATCGAAATCGGCTTCCCCATTGGCGACCAGTTCAAGCGGGTTACGACCGGGGGAGTCTCAGACACGCTATACAACCCCGCTACGGCATACGTCACCTGGCACGAGAAGGATTCAACCGACACCGGCCTTTATGTGGCCGATGGATCCATCACCTGGTTTCGCTGGAGCCCGATTGCGCCGCCAGAGAGCGGAAGCCTGTGGAGCCCGCGGGCGGCGATCGGGGGCGGGGGAACAAGTTGCGTTCAATCGGTGGAGGTTTCGCCCGGCACGTTCGAGCTGCTGATCGGTCCTTCTAACTTCCCCTTTGCGCATGGCCCCATCACCAAGCGCGATTCCACTGTGTTTGGAGATTGGGGCTGGAACGGGACGGCATATGATTACGTTCCCTTTCCCAGCTGGGACGTGAAAGGATCCATCAGCCTCTGCGACACGGGCGAGATCGCGGAGATTGCGCACATCGCGCTGAAGAGCGCGGCCGTGGGCGCCAGGCCGATTGTGAGCCTGTTGCTGGACGAGCTCGCGCCGGGGGTAACGGTGGAGGGGCGCACCAGCGCCTGGGATGTGCTTTCGCTCGATGAAGGCCGGCACGAGGATCCGCCGAACTTCGAGCCCAGTATCACCATGTTCAGCGATCGCTACAAGGCCAGCACAACCGCGATAACTCCCAAGTGTGAAAACTTCCAGCTGAAAGTGGATTACGGCAGCCAGTTAGTGGCCGACGAGCTATTGAAGTTCGCCGTTTATGGCGCTACCTTCAAAGAACGACGCCAGCAGTGAAGAGGGGACACCATGAACGAAATCAGAATTGTGATTCGATGCCAGAAAGACGATGACCACGCGAAGGTTTTGCGCTTCGATCCGCACCTGGGATTTGAATGGGTGTGGACCCTGGCCGGCCTGCTGGACGGCACCAGCCCGTTTTACATTTACCCGCCCGGCGAGGGATCGCCCATCGGCAAATGTGCGATCTGCGGCGCGCCCTACACATGCACGGTTTTAGAAATCAACGATGGGCAGGCACCCGACATTAAAAAAAACCTGCAGGAGAGCTTACATGCCCAGTCTGAACAGCCGAACGGTTGACATTGCGACTTCGCACGTCAGGGCCTTGCCCATCGAGAGCCCCGCCCCGATTCTGCCGACTCCACACCCGCCCTACCTGGGACGGCACCCGCGCATGATCAGTTCGCTGCCTACGATCTTCGCAACCCAGGATGCGGCGCTTCGCCAGTTCTACGGAAACAACCTGCCCGGCAGGAGGGTTAGTCAAACATGACTGCCAGCAGCACATTCACGTTTTCGCCTAACTTCACGCTCAGGCCGGCGGGGGACGATGATCGCCAGCTGGCCGAGCAGTGGACGCAGGCGGATCCCGAACATGCCGGCGTGGTGGATCCGGGTTTCTGGCTGCAGCAGGATGTTGGCCAGGACTCATACATTCTGCTCGACAAGGAAGGCGCCATTTTCTTTTGGAAGGGAATTCTGAAATGCCTAGATCCGGCCGGCAAACTCGGAGTGGAGATGCACATGCAATTTCCGCCCGAGGGCGGGACTTATCACAGCATTGGGGCCGCAAACCTGCGCGCCAGGATCAGGATCGGAATGGTCCTGGGGCTGCATTGGCTGGAACAAATGCTCAAGCGGGCCAATGTGGCGGAAGTATATTTCGAGTCTAAAAATCTAAATCTGATTTTCTTTTGCAAAAAGCACCTGGGTTTCATTCGAGATGGCGACGGCCGGCTGATCAAGCACCTGTTACCGGCTGGAACTGAGAGGGAAAATGTGCGGGTCAACTAACGCGCAAAACCAGATTCAGCAGCAACAGATGGACGCCTATAAGCAGGCCCAGGACATGCTGAAGGAGGAATACGGCCATCAGCAGGCGATCTTTGGCCCAATGGCAGCCAAGTTTCAATCCATCTTCGATCTCGGCCCCAGCCAGGAAGGATTCAGCGAAGGCGAGAAACAGAATCTCGAAACCGGGGTGATCGAAGGGACCGCGCAGAACTACGCCAACGCAGCCAGGGCGGTGAACCAATCCATCACGGCCGGGGGCGGATCGGGCATGCCGAGCGGCGCCGCCGACGAACTAAAACTGCAGACGGGCCTTAGTTCCGCGCAGGAGAAAACGCGCGAGGAAAGCGAGATACGCGCAGCCGATTACCAAACCGGCCGGGAGAACTGGCAGCAGGCCGGCTCAGGCTTGCTCAGCATCGCAGCCGGCGAGAACCCGCTGGGTTATGAAGCGGGGGCCACCAGTTCAGGCACCGCGGCGGCCGATACGGCGAACCAAATCGCGCAGCAACAGAACAGCTGGATCAATGCCGGTCTGGGGGCTCTGGGAACTGCGGCTGGAGGATGGGCCACAGGCGGATTCAAGGTTTAGCGCCACAGTGCGCGGCTAATAGGAGATAGGCGGCTAATAGCGAACAGAGCCGCAAAGTGAAAAGAGGAAGGGAATGGATCCAGCAACCGATCAGACGACGCAGGGCGGGCCAGCCAGCCAGGCGGGCGCATGGATTAACGCAGGCGCCGCGGCGGCCAGTGGAGAGCAGGGAGCCCAGGCCGACCAGGCCCAGGCTTTGAAGGCTGCGCAGCATCCCGACCCTTCGAACCAGCCGCAGACGACGACGCCGACCTCGAACGCACAGTTCAGCCCGGTCCCCGTGGGCGGCCCGCCTTTGGTGATGCGTCCCAAGCGCGGCGGCTTCCTGGGCGTGATTGACAAGATGGCCGATGCCATGACCGGCACCACGCGGCCGGAAATCTACGCCGACCAGGACGGCAACGAATATGTGTATCACCCCAACCTTAGCCGCGGGCAGCAGTGGGCGCGGATCGGCGGCGACCTGGCGCGCGGCGCCGCGGCCGGCTATGCCGCAGGGCGCGGCGCCGGGGGCGAAGGCCGGGCAGCTCTGGCGGGCTTTCAAGTGGCCGACCAGAGGCACCAGGCCGACCAGCAACAAGAGACGCAGATGGACGAAAAGGCCCAGCGCGAGATGATGCAGCGCGCTAACCGGACGATGGTGCAAATGCAGATCGCGGAGCAGGGCTGGCGCTTCGGACGGATGCAAACGGTAGCCAACCAGGAAGATGAAGCCTTTGGCGAAAAGACGGTGGATTTCTATACGAAAACTATGGGGGGAACACTCTTAGGCGTGGCCGCGCACCCTGGCGACATTGGCGACATTTTGAAAGTCAATCCCAGCACGATGGAGGACTTAGTAAAGCGCCATGTGATCGAGTTAGTTTCACTGCCAGGCAAGGGCGTGGCTGCGGTGAAGATGCCGGAAAACTCGCAAAATAAAATGCTCCCGCCAGGTACGGAATTTCCGACCTGGGATCCTCTCAATCATAAAGTGGTCACAAACACGTCAACGGATGGGATGAGGCTGGGAGAGTGGAGTAACTACGTGGGCCTGGCCGCCGCGGCGCGCGACAAATATAACGCCGACCAGGCCGAGCTGGAGAAAAAGCAACAGGAAACTAAAAACATAAAAGGCGAGATCAGCGCGAGGGAGCAGAAAACGCCGGTTGAGATTGAAAAAGATCGCGCCGCGGCGGCGGAATCAAGAGCAGCCGCCAGCAAGGCTCCAAGCGAGATCGCCAAGAACGAAGCGGAAGCTGCTAAAGCGACCGCAGAGAGCGCCAGCGATCCCGCCACTGTCGATGCAATCGGCCAGGGAAGGATGAATGTAGGCCGGATGGCTTATCTGCTGGCGAGAAACCCTGCGCTCGCAAATGCGGTGACTGCCAAATATCCCGACTTCGACACAACGAAGCCAGAGGCCTATCTAAAAATCCGCGAAGATTTTACTTCCGGCAAAACCTCCACCCAGATCAATGGCGGCGCAACCGCCATGAAGCATCTGCAAGAACTGTTACACCTGAACACGGTGAAAAGCCGGATCCCAGGGACCGCCGACTATAACGCCTACGAGAACAAAGCCGACACGGTATCCACGGAGCTGGCGCGTTTCTATGGAACCGAAACCATTCCCGGCATTGCAGAGATTAAAAAGACCCTCGCCGCCACGTTCAACCGCGAGAGCGCGATCCGCACTCAGGCCACGTCGATGGTGGATAAACTCGGCAGCTTTGAACAGCAATGGCGCAATGCTGCTCCCAGCCCGGCCTATCACACGCCCATGCCGGGAATCGACCTGCAAGCGAAAGAAGCCCTGGCCGAGCTTAGTCCCGATTATGCAAAAAAGTTGACGGTCAAGATGAAGGCCCCGAATGGAGACGTTACCGATGTGCCATTTCTTGACATGAGTCACTACATGCAGAAGGGCGCCACGGTGGTAGATCAATGAGCGACTGGTTCACACAGAACGCGCCTTCTCCAGCAGCCGGGCCACCCCCGCCCGGCCCACCCGTGCAGGGAACTAAAAACTGGTTTTCAGACAACGGGCCAGGTTCCGCGCCAGCCTCCGCGCCGGGCAGCTCTACGACGCCGGCCGCTACGGCGCTCGCCGGCGCCGGCTCTTATGCCGGTTATGGAAGCAATGCCGCGCTGGGCTCCACGCTGGGCTCCACGCTCACCGACAACCCCAACGGTGAGGGGATCTACCGGATGAAGGGGCCGGATGGAAAAGAGATCGGAATCCCCTACTCGAAGGCGAAGGCCCTCGGCAAGCCGCAAGGCTACACGTTTGCCGATGATGCTGAAATGCACCGCTTCATGAAAGATTATGTTGCTGATCCGCAACTGCAGCAATCCTTGACCGCGATCGCAGCCGACAACCCGGCTCTGGGTACATACCTAGGCTTTGCGAAACATGCGCTGCGAAGCGTGTTCGGTCTGGGTGATATTGCGGCCGGCCCAGAACCGCTGCCCAACCTTGCCCCCGGCCTGATTCCCGATCTTCCACGCGGAACCGGTAAGACGGCAACACGGCAATTTGCGGAAGAGCCCGCCCAGAACGTACACGAAAAGATCGGAGGAATGGGCGAGGATTATCTGGAATTTGCAAGAATGCTGCCGGAACTTAAAGGCTCGGCAAAATTGCAGACGGCCACCAAGCTGGCGCAGATAGCCGAGAAACACCCGATCGTGGCGCAAGCTCTCAAGAACGCCGGCGTGGCAGGCGCCCAGGAGTACACGAAAACCAGCGGTGATGTAGGCAGCGCGGCCACGGCCGCGGCGCTCACAGGCGGCACAACGGCCGCATTTGGCGGCCTGGCAGATCTTGCGGGAGGAAAGCTGCGCAGCATGACTCCCGGCCGGGATGTAGTGGCCGGCCAGGAATTTGACACGCCGGCGCCGCGGGATGTGCCGAAGCCGACGAAGAACCAGGCGGCCGGCCAGGCGGTGATCAAGACGGCCGCGCAGGACACAGCCCGCGGCCATCTGCAGGAACTAAACGAAAGTAGAACCGAACCGCCCAGCCGCACAGCTCTGCCGGCGCGCACGGGACCGTTTGAATTCAACCTGCGAGGCGTGACGCCGACACCGGCAACGGAGGGACAAATTGCACAGTCGGCTGCCAGGGTTCCCGGCCGCGCGGCATTTAAGGAACCGCAATACACAACCGCCAGCGCCCCCACCAGGCAACCGCTTGCCCCGACACAGGGACCCACGGCGCTAACTGAAGCGCAATACAGAGGCGGAAAGCCCACGGCCGAAGGCCAGATGGGCGCGAATATATCGACCCTGGAGACTCCAGAAGCGCAACGCGATATTGCCAAGGGCGGCGGCACTCTCACCACCCAGGATCCGAACATCGCGCGGGCGCACGTCGAAAACCTGAATCGCATCGTAGAAGGCCCCGGCTTCGATAGCTTCCCCCCGGAGCAGCAGCGGGATATTTTAAGCGCCCGTGAGGATGCGCAGCGCCAGCTGAGCCAGTATCACGAGGAAGTGAGAACCCAGCTGCCAGGCTACGGCAAGCCGCAAATGGCCCCGGTAGACATTCCTTCAGCCATCGGCAAAATCGGCAGCTATTCAGACGCCGCGGCGGCCGTGAAGCAGCAGGCGATGGACGGCTATAAGCAGATCACCGACGCCCTGGCGTTTACCGGCGAATCACCGCAAAAACTAAGCGTGGTGCGGCTGGCCTACCAATCGGCCGAAAACAAATACATGGCCGCCGAGACTCCCGAAGCTCTGCGCGCGGCCGAGGGCGACATTGAAGCGGCGCACGAACAGCTGCGCGACATGATGCAGAACCGGATCCCCAACGCGGCCAACATGAAGGAATTCAGCGGCCTGAATGACGCCTACCGCAACGCTCTCGGCCTGGAGAAATTTTCGCGCGCCGTGGATGGATCATTCACGGGAAGCCCCACGAGCGGGGCTCAGCGCGCCGGCGAGTATTACGGTTTCGACGGCAAGAAGATGGGCAAGGACGTTCGCAACATGATCAACAGCCTGGGCCGCGGCGCCGTCGATCGCCTGGTGGGACGCGAGAACGTAGAGGCCGTGCTGCGCGTGGCGGATCTGAACACCACCACGGCCGGGCGGGCGAAGTTCGGCGCCGCAATCCGCCAAATCGGGCAGGCCTTGATTAGCAAGCACGTTGGCCCGATCGCCGCAGGCGGCTACCTGGGTAAGCTGACCGGGATCGGCTGGGAGGCCGGCGCGGGGCTGGGCTGGGGGACCGCCGAAGGAATGGAGCGGCTGAGCCGGCTGATCGTGAGCAAACCCCAGCTGGCAAAAAATCTGCTTTTCGCACTCGACGCCGGGGCCAAGCCTGAAAACTATGGCCCTTTTATCGCAACCATGATCCGCAACATGATTGAAGGGAGCAACTCTGATGCCAACCAAACCCGGTGAATACTGCCTCCGCTGCGGGACTAAATGCATCACGCGCATTGAGGGAGATCAACTGATTTACGAATGCCCGAAGCAGCATGGAATCCAGCTGATCGAAAAAGCGCCGGAACAGGCCGCCGTGGACGATGGCCCCTCCCAGGAAACCCACAGCGTGGACGATGTACCTCCCCAGGATGAAACCCAGCAGGAGCAGGATGAAACCCAGGACGATTCGCGCGTGGACGATGTACGCCAGGCCGCCAGGGGCAAGAAAAAATAGAACGCATATAGTTTCTATATGCGCGAGGGGACGCTGATGCCACACCATTTCACGAAATCCACGATCCAGGCTGATGTGTGGTGTACGAAATGCCACAAGATTACTCCCCACCGGGTATTCGACGGCCGCCGCGGCCCGTGTCTTGACTGCCTGGCCAGGCTGGAATCTGAAATTAAAAACCGGCCGGTTATAGTTGCGCCGGCACAGCAGGGGAGGCTTTTTTGAACAAGCCAGTCGAAATGCCGGGAGTGGTGATTCCGCCGCATCAGCGGTCCTCACCCAAAGAACATTGGGCCGATAAGGAAATCAAGAAAGCGGCCAAAGAGATTGACGAGGGCAAGTGGATCCCCGAAGGCGACCCGGAAATGGATGATGCGATGGCTTCCATGCGCCTGGCGCTGGGCGCCGGGACAGAGGGCGTGGCGATCGGGAAGCCGGCGACGGAAGAGGAATTCCAGAACACGGAAATGCTGAATCTGATCGGCCGCCACCCGCGCGTGGTGGAAGCTCTCGAAAAGATGAAGCACGAGCAGTATGAGCCCGCGGATCCGCATGCAGCCATCGAACACACCCTGGCGATGCGGGAGCTGGCCGTAGCCAGCACAATGGCCCAAAAGTGGGATGGCCAGGGGCGCTGGGAAGGGTACGAAAACGAGCAGATGCGCTATGGGCAGATCCTTACCCCCAGCCAGTTCTACGATCGCCTGGGCAAAATCGTAGGGAAAGGCAGAATCAAGCTGGGCGAATATGTGGTGCGGACCAGCAGCGAATCTAAAAGCGGGCGGATCGGCCTGTACATGCGCAATCCCGAATGGAAGGGAGAGAAAACGCCTTTCGATGATCGGCCTTACACGATCGCCAAGCTGCGCAGAGACGGAGAAGCGCATTTGAGAGCGGGGAAGGCCCTGCGGCGCCTGGGCCAGAACGACGAGGCCGACAAGAAAATCAACCTGGCCGGCGAGATGGCCGAGGAAGCCATGCGGCTGCAAATGGATCTCTACACGGACGAGCAGACCAGGCCGGCTGAATTCCTGCGCGTGGGAACCCTGCAGTGGCCGGCCGGAACTGAGTGGATGATTATGGGATTCACGCAATACGGGGCCGTCTACGCGCCCAAATTCCTGGGCTGGCGCACGGCTCTGCTGACCATGATTCGCGCCAAGGCGATTACCGAGAAGGAAGCGCACAAGGCTTTCCCGGTCCCCAGCGGCCCCGCGGCGCAGTGGTATCTGGAACAGCTGGGGATGATGAGAAACGCGGAGGGGACGGTCCAGTGAAAATCACAATCGAAAGCACGACAGAAGTTATCGAACTCGAATACGACAATGGCGCGAGGATCCCGGCGCGCGTGTGGGAAGGCGAAACCGAGAGCGGCATCAAGGTGCAATGTTTAATTACGCGGATCGCCGCTAGCAGCCATGCGGATCTCGCGCAATTCGAAAGCGAACTAAAAGAACAGCGCGCGCCGCAGATGGAGCCGCGGGCGTTTCCACTTCGGATGATCCTATGACCGACGAACTAAAAAAAATCGACGTGAAGGAAATCGTGATCGGGCAGTGGGCGACCTATATGGACACGGGCATCTGGACGCTCATAAACGGCGAAATGATCGCGCCTGAAGATATAACCGTGGAGCAGATCAAAGATATGCTGCTGGTTTCAGGCGGTGCGGTCTACCTCAACAAAGATCGAAAACTCGCATGGACCCCGCCAGCGATACCGAAAGGCGAATGGATACCGGGAGCAGCCTGTTCATGACCATGAACGACATTCAGCGCGCGTACCTGGCGATCTTCGCCGCCCGTGAAGCTGGGGCGCGCGCGTCGAGCGATCAGATGATGGCGATCGCGATGTGCGTCAGGAACCGGGTACGCCAGGGCTGGCACGATGGCGACTGGATGAAAGTGATTGAACACGCCGGCCTGACGCGCGCCCACCCGCCCGGCCCGGCCGTGGAGCTGGACGCGAACGATCGCAATTTCCAAAACCTGGCCCGAGATATTGAGGAAGTTTATTTCTCGCGCCGCGACTGGACAAAACAACCCAGCGGCGAACAGATGCCGAGCCTGGATGAAGCGATAGGGAACGCCTGTTTTTGGGCCTTCATCAATCGCCCCTATACCGGATGGTTTACAGATCACATCTTGCACGACGCGACAAACCACCCCCAGAAAGCAAGCATGGGGCTGATGATGTTTTACGAATGAACACAAACCAGGGGACAAGACTGGTTAGTGTGCTAAGTTGCCCGCGACCCCGAATATCACACTGACGGCGACACTGCAGGATATTACCGGGGCGGCCGTGGGATCGGCCGCCAATCCGGTGAAGCTGTGCATTGCCCTCTGCGGCTTTGGCGCGCAGCTCCCGCGCATCGGCGGGACTTCAATGCTGGCGCGCGTGGGGCCGATGTATCTCGAAAGCGCCACCGGCGTTTTTACTGCAGTGAAGCTGTGGGGGAACGACGCGATCACCCCGGCAGGGACGTATTACACCATTAGCCTGATCGACGGCCAGGGCGACGTGGTGCAATGCGCGGCCTACCAGCTCGCCGGATCCGGCAGTTTCGATCTAAGTAATTTAGTTTCCATCTTCCCTGCGGTTCCGATCCCCAGCACTGGCTACATTTTTGTTCCGTCTTCGACTCCGGTTTTCAATGCCGGGGGATGGGGCGGATCTGTGACGTTCGACATGACGCTGAATGCAAATGTGACCAGCAGCAGCTTGGTGAACATCATCAACGGGCAGCTCGTCCAGTTCATCATCCAGCAGGACGGCACAGGCAGCCGCACCTTTGCCTGGCCGGCCAACGTGAAAAACCCCCCTTTGATCAACCCCGCGGCGAATTCAGTTAGCACGCAGCTTTTTATCATGCGCGCAGACGGCAACCTGTATCCGATTCTGGGATGGAGCTAGAGAAATGAAAAAAGCCATTCTGGTGTTATGTTTTATAGTTTTCGCCGCGGCGATCGCGCAGCAGACGGTTCCGCCGACTAAGACGCCTTACACGAACTACACACAAGGGCTCCAGTTCAATGGCAGCTGGGGAACCGCGGGGAGCTGCATTGTTTCGACCGGCACGGGCAGCATATGGGGCGCGTGCCCAGGGGGACTCCCAGGAGTTACCAGCGACGGGAACATGGGCGTCATCGTGCAGGGAGCCTCGCAGGGCGCGATTTGCGACACGGGCGGCCAGGTGTACAACGTCAAGTGCTATGGCGCGAAAGGCGATGGCACAACCAACGACACGACTGCCATACAGACCACCATCAACGCCGCGGCGGGCCGGCAGGTTTACCTTCCTTCCGGCACTTACATTGTCAAAGGCACCCTGTCTTACGTGACCAACGTGCAGGGTGTGCCGGGATTGAAGATGTACGGCGACGGCATCGCCAGGTCAATCATTCAATGCACCGCGCCGTTCACCATGCTGTCGAGTGGCTGCATCGAGATGACAGGTGTGGATGCTACTCATTTGAATGCCTATGCCGATGGAGGCTGGTTGCGCGATCTCATGGTGACTGCCTCGGGATCTTTGCCGGCGAACATGGCGGGTGTGTCCGTGCTGGGCCAGTGGCGTTTGAAAATCGAGCGTGTCCGCATCATCAACATGCCTGGCGATGGAGTTTACTGGCCACTGCGAACCGATATTAGTTCAAATCCTGATCAGTACGCATCGGTGAACGACTTTCTTCTGCAAGATTCCATCGACAGCAACAACGGCAACGGGATCAACGAAGAGTGCGGTTTGTGCGCGGCCATCGTGACGATCATGAACAATCGCATTGGAGGAAACGCCAAAGATGGCATCGTGGTGGCAGGTCACATTACCAACATCATAGGCAACACCATTTTCGGCAACGGCTCCGGTGCGCCTTCACCTTCAACCGCAAAACAGATTCCATCCGATGCGGGCGGGACGATCGAGCAGCTCACCACTGATGTGGCCAACTGCGTGGGTGGTGGCGTCCGCGTCGTAAGGGTCCAGACCGGCCCGATTGGTGGCGTGATCAAAGGCAACGGAGACTTTGACTCGAACTGTCTCTATCAGGTGTGGCTGCAATCCTCGGCAATCTGGAACATCGAAAACAACCGTTTCATCTCGCATGGGAACGGCGCGGTTTATACGCAAACTAAACTGAACATTCCCACCGTCGCGGTGAAGCTGGGATATGGCGGAACGGGTGTAAGTAGCACGGCTATGCGCAGCAACTTTATAAGGTCCGACCCTGTTGTTTCCGGCACACCGGATTCGAGCAAGGATTCGTCAGTGACTTACTTTCAGATCGAGTATCCCAACGTGTCAGACATGAATGTGAGTGTAAATAATTACGGGATCGCTGGAAACACAGGGAACATCACCCCTTACTCGCCAGATGGCGGCGCGATGATAACGTGCACTGGAACCGGCACCCCAACGTGCACGATCAAACAAGGCGGATACTACGGCAGCACACCGACACTGAGCGTTCCTGCGGGTTTCGGCTGCAGTGGAACACCCACGGCGACACTTACCGGAACAGTTTTGACTGCGGTGAACATGGCGCCCGTGACCGGCTGCACCAGCGCACCACCCTACCTGATCCTGTCTGCGAACCCCTACCCATCCTCAAACACTTTTGGCATACAGATTTCAGATGTGAATGGTACGCAGTCATCACCCTCCGAAGTTGGATTCAATGGTTTCGCTCTCCCCGCCGTTAACCCAACGACTGGCCTATACACTGGCGGTTCTGGACTCATATTCATACGCGACAGAACGGGAGCAATCGCGCAGCGATTCTGCGTTAGCCACTCGTGGACAGACAACGGAAACTATTCAATGCTCTGTCTGAATGCTCTTAGCAGCAGTGCTTATTCTTCCGGCGTGGAACATGCGGGAACCGGCGCCGCTAACCTGTCTTACACACTCAAAGCTGACACCGGGATCCTCTTCGCGCCAGATCAGACGACACGTTTCAGCATGATCGGGACAAATTTTAACTGCAGCTCGGCGGGAACATGCAACATTGGAACAGCCAACAATCCCAATGCGACCTTCTACTACGGCACAGTGGGTGCAAACATGCACTTTGCGGGCTCGTTCACTAACGTCAGAACAGCGACCTTTCAGGATGCGAACGGCACCGTGGCATACACCAGCCAGCTATCGCCAGTGCGCGCCGGCGCCTGGTCGATCTCCGCCGCTACGTCAGCTGCGGTGACGTTCGCCACGGCAATGGGTTCCACGCCCAGCAGCTGCGCCGTGACTCCGGGGGCCAGCGCCGCAACCACCGGGACGCCCTTTGTGACCAGCCTCGCGACAACCGGCTTTACCGTGAACGTGCCGACTAGCGGGAGTCTGTCAGGCACTTACCAGTGCGTGATCAATAACGCTAACTAAGCACTAAGCAACTAGGAGGGCAGAAATGAAACTGGTTCCAGCATCGAAGGGCCACACCCCGAAGGGCGCGCATGGACGGGCGGCCGTTGAGGCGATCGGCAGAACAAAAACCACCGGCAACTTTAAGCGGATCGAAGCCGTCCACGGAAAAGGCGCCGCGATCGCCGCGTATCAAAACAAGCTCGCCGCCCACAAGGGCGAGCACAACGGGCCGACAGCGCATGTGGGCAAATCCGGTATGCACTACGGCGCGCACGACTCCCACACCGCGATCTGCTCCCAGGCCGGCTGCGAGGGCTGCTGAGAAGGGAACTAAAAAACTATGGGGATCAGCGAAGCACTGTCGATTGCTTTTACCAAAGGCGCGCGCACCATCCCATGCCCGTTCAGCCAGGCCACAAACCACCCCGGCGACTGCGCTTGCATGGGAACGGGAAAAGTGCAGGTCTGCGAGAACTGCCAGGGATCCGGCTGGGATGGAAACAAGAACCAGGCCTGTAAGAACTGCCGCGGCCGCGGGGCGCTCCCAAAAGTTGGGTGATTCCCAAACAAAAAAAAGAAGCCTCTAACCTCCAGGCACGGAGATTAAAGGCTTAAACCCGGCTTTAGAAAACGGAGGCACTCTCACATGGGGACTACAAGTGTGGTGCAACACGCATCCTCGGCCAGTAGTGCAGCAATCCTGATTTTGAATGGCATGGCGAGCAAGTACGAAGGGCGAGCCACAGTAACGTGCGGAGTCTGCAGGCGAGCGCAGTTTAACAAAGGCCAGGACCACTGCATCGCCTGCCATGCAAAATTTTTGATTGCCTTAGAACCCCTCAGCGACTGGGATGCAAAAAAACGCGACCAGGCACAGATCGAGATGAACACGGGCGAGAGAATATGCGTCAGGCTTCGAGATCTGCGGCGCCTGCTGGGGATCAGCCAGCCGGAACTGGCCGAGGCCTCCGACTGTGTGCGAACCCACATTTCGAAGTACGAAAATGGGCGGATCATTCCCACGATTGCTTCTCTTTCCCGACTGGCCGGCGCGATGAATATCACAATGGCCGAACTGCTGGATGAATCTCTCTTTGCGGAACAGCTGGCCCTTATTTCGCTGCTTAGATCTCCGGGGGATGGAGAACTAATGCGTGCTCTTCTGCTGTCCCTGCCGAGATTAGGGAAGCATAGCAGAGCGTTTCTGCTGAATGCAGCAGGTTTTATCAAATCGTCGCCATCGCCCTTAGTTCCTCCCCCGGTCTAAGGGGCGATGCGGGCATCCGACATTTAGAAACGGATCCCGCGCTGGGAATTTCAGGCCAGCTGACAGGCGGCGCGCCGGCCACTTTTCCCCCAAAAATAAAGATGACGTTGACAGTGATGCCATTTTGACGCTATGTTGACACCGGAAGGATGGGTGTCATCTTGAGCCAGGCACGGCTGTCAACCACAACCAAGCAGTACGTTTTCGCAACTATCTTGAACCCACGGCATAACATTTCGATCAGGCGAACGGCGCGCGAGATCCGCAGGGAAATTATCGCGTGGATTGTGGCGGCCGGCTGCCTGGTGCTGATGGCTTACGTTATCGCGTACACCGCGATCGCGGCCATGAAACGGAACTAAAGGGAAAGGAAAGAGGGGACAAACATGTGGGATCTATTCGAATTTAGCGCCGAGAACTTCATGCATCTGCGCTACGTGGAACTAAAAAACATAGGCCGGATGAACATTTTCACCGGCAAGAACGGCCAGGGGAAAACATCAGCCGTAAACGCCCTGGCGTATGCTCTGGGCGGCAAACCCTGGAGCCCCGAAGAGCCGACCCGCAAGGGGGCGAAGGGCCACAAAGTTCACCTGGGGCTGCGCAACGGTGAGCGCGGCACATACTACCTGGAGCGCACCCAGAACGGCCTGAAGATCGAGCCGGCGCCGGGCTGCAAGGCCTGGAACACTCCCCAGGCCATGCTGAATGACATTTTCGATGAATTCGCGCTGGATCCGATTGAATTCATCCGGCTGGGCAAGAACGCGGAGGGCAGACGAGAGCAGGTTAAAATCCTGCGCAACGCCATCACGCTGAGTGTCGATCTCGAAAAACTGGACGCGGAAACTGACGTTGACTTTAAGAAGCGCCGCGAGATTAACCGCGAGGTCGAGCGGCTGAAAGCGGAGATCGCGTCAGTCACCGTGCAGCCGGGCCTGCCAAATGACCCGATAGATATAGGGGCGATTCAGGCGAGGATCCAAGAAGCCAACCAGCACAACCAGGGGGTTATCCGGCTGATCGAGGAACGCCAGCGGCTGAGCGAAGTCCTGGCCGCGGCCGAGGCGGCCCAGGCGCGGAATGGGTTGCTGATCGAGCACCAGCACACCACCATCGAGAGGCTAACGGCCGATCTCGAACAACTGAAGCCCGGCCTGAGCCTGGCCGCGGCGATCCGCGACGAGCTGGAGGATCTGAAAGACCAGGCCGGGCGCCTTCCAGAACTAAAAGGCTTAGCTTCCCGGCTGCGCGACGTGATAGCCGAGGCGCGGGCGCGCGCTCTGGCCTACATTCCCGAAGCCGGCCAGGCGCAGAACGCAGCCGCGCTGGATCTCGACCAGGCGCGCAAGACGCTGCAGGCGGCCGAGAACCAAACCGCGGCGCTGGCGCAGGCGGTTGCCGATGCGCGGCTGGCCCTGGAGGCGGCGGCTAAACCGGCGATGGTGGATGTGTCGGCACTGACCGAGGAACTGAACCAGGCCCAGCTGGTGAACCGGCAGATCGAGCGCCGCATCCGGGTGGAGGGGCTGGTAAAAGAGAGGGAAGCGCAGGAATCCGCGGCGGCCGCGCTGACCCGTGCGATGGACAGGCGCGCGGAGCAGAAGCGGACGGCGATCGCTGATGCGAAAATGCCCGTCGAGGGGCTGACGTTCAACGCCGAGGCCGGCAAAGAGGAAATCCTTTTTGAAGGTGTGCCGATCTCGCAGCTAGGCGAAGCGCAGCAACTAAAAATTACTATTTCCATAGCTCTGGCGCGCAAGCCGGGGCTGCGACTGATCAGGATCCCGCACGGCGAAGCACTGGACGAGGACAGCCTGGCCGAGCTGGCTCAGATGGCCAAGGACATGAACTTTATTGTCTGGATGGCTCGCGTAGACTCCAGCGGGAAGCTGGGAATCTACCTGGAAGATGGCGAAGTTAAGGCCATCAACGAGGAACCTAAAACGAAAGGAGACCTGCCTAGCGAAAAAACACTGAAAAACTGATGTTGAGCAATCACTGGCCGCCCTCACCAACAAGGGGCGGCCTTTGATTTTCGATTTCTAAAACGGAACTAAAAAAGGGGAGCAAGGTGGCAGAAACGTGGCCGGATCCAATCGTGAAAAGCGAACACGTCGCCCAGGCAATAGATTGGGTGAGACACCGAACCAGGGACCGAATCAGGCTGCTGGTGGCGGTGGGGGCGAACAGCATAGCGGTGGCCAAACCGCGGGACGTGGATGCGGAGGATGCGATCAGCTTCCTGGCCGATCTGCAGGAGGACATAGCGCGGGCAATCAGAGAAATGCAGCAAAAAAGGCTAACTCATATCTCGATCCGATTACCGGACAGGTGAAGCACGTCAAGCCCGGCGCCGTGGCCCAGGCTCAGTTCCGCGCCGGCCGGATCGCCAAGGATCGGAAGCTGGACCGGCTGACGGCCGCGCGGCGGTTCGGGAAGTCAAGCGAGAAAATCATCTACTGCCCCAGCTGCAGCGCGCCGGTGGTGGACAGTGGGCCTGGCCGCCTGGCCCACGCGACCAGGCAGGCGCGCTGCAGGGAGGCGATGGGACTATGACCGCGAAAGGCGATTCTAAGGCCTCGCCAGCCCCCCCAGGAGCCCGCAGGACGCGCCGGGAGGCTTGGGAGCTGGTGAGGGACGCAAGAAAGCCCGCCAGGCCGCCTGGCGGGCTTTTCTATGCCGTTTTTGGGTTCAGTTGGGCGCGCGCCAAGCCAACACGCCTGCGGGTGGCGCACTCGCAGGTGCAGGGTATACCAGGCTGGCCATGCTTGCGGGCGTGGTGATCGCAACATTCAGTGTGAGCATTTTTCTTGCAGCGGGAACAGGGATTTACTCCCAGCTGGAAACGGGTTACGGGCGGCCTGAAGTTGTCCAGCCGTAGCGGCTGGCGGGCGTAGTGCCACGTATTGAGATACCCTCGTGGCGGGTCTTTGCGGCACATCTCGCCCGGTCCCGCGCCGCAGGTGGGGCAGTCTTGAGCCAGCACTGCTCTGAGAAGGGCATTCATCTGGCACCCAGCGCCATCAGGCGCTCAGCTACAGAGTTAACCACGAAGGCGGTTCGGCTCAGGCCCATTTCAGCGGCCTTGAGATCGAGGCGCATCAGCAAATCCTGGTCGAAGCTGATCAGGACCGGGCGAAGGGTTCGGGCTTTCCCGGCGCTGCCGTTGCGAACGAATTTAGTTTCGGCGGCGCCGGGGGCGGGCTTCTTAGGCTTTTTCGAGATCATGCTTTTTGTCCTTTTTGAAAAGTGAGTTGAACAGTTGAGAGAATTCCGAACGGGCAGCCTCGCCCGCGGCGTCTGCGGTTTCGAGGATGCCCAGGCCCTTGGCAGCGGCGTTCGAATAGCTCTTCCAGCGGCGCAAACTAAACGGGCTTACTTCGATGCCCTCCACGCTGGCCAGGTATTCCCCGGCCTGGATGTTGTCCTGGCCGCGGTGATCGGCGGCATTGATAACCGCGACGGCGCGCAGGCCGGTGTTTAGTTCGCGCGCTTCGCGCACCAGGTCTGCGGTTTGTTCGACACCCCACAAATCGAAGCTTCGCGGCGGCGACGGAATTAAAACTAAGTCCGACACCGTGAGAGCGGCGCGGAGCGAACCGGAATCCCGCCCGCCCACGTCGATAACGATGTGGCTATACTTGGCCGCCAGCTGCGATCTAACCTGGGTTCGGATCGAGGCGCCGTACAAGGCGATGGCGGCGAAGTCGATCTCACCGCCGCGGCGCTCGGCGCGGAGCTGGATGAACGATAGCGCCGTGGCCTGCTGGTCGCCGTCGATCAGAAGCACCTGGCGATCGCGTTCCCGGCGACTCATGCTGAGAGCGATACAGAGATTAAGGGACAGGGTAGTTTTACCCACCCCGCCCTTCACGTTTGCACAACTGACGATCATTGTTGTCCCCCGATATAGATTGTATATGGATTAGATATAAGGATGCAAAAAAAGCCGCGCGAGATCCCGCACGGCTTTTTCAGCAAAGGTTTTTTTAGCTTCGAACGCCGATGATGTTCCCCGCGGCATCGCGAACGATCACAGGTTTAGTCTTCTCTCGTTCGGGCTTGGGTTTGGGCTGAAACCGGCTCGATTCAGGTTCGAGCCGGCACTGAATTTCGGGATCGTGGTCATAGTCGCACCAGATACAACCCGGCAGGATGCGCGCTTCGGTTGTTCGCATTAGCGCCCCCATCCCAGCAGCACCAGGACGACGACGACGACGACGCACACCCAGTCAAACAGGCTGACTTCGATGCCGATGCGATACTCTTTATTTGCCATCGGCGGCCTCCTTCGTGGGCCGCGCGCAGACGCACTCAGGATCGCCGCACACCCCGTTAATTGCCGGCGCGCCCGCGAGGCACACGTCAACGATTGCGGGCCGCTGAACTATGCCGTTTAAGATTTGGCGGAAAATCGGGTGGGTCTTATCGTTTGCCATCGGCGGCCTCCAGTTTTTCGACAGACGGGAGCCCGCGCTTGACCAGGAGGTCGCTTAGAGCTTCGCTCAAGAGACGGCTCAGAGTCTTTCCCTCTCGAATGGCTAGAATTTTTAGTTCTCTTTGCACTGAGGGCGTGAAATGCCCGGCGATCATGACGTGGCCAGCGCGGCCTGGCTGAATCGCTTTCCCGGTTGCGGTCACAGCCGCGGGCTTGCGCGCCGCGGCCGGATTAGTCTTCTTAGTTGTCATTCGATCACCCACGATCCCACCCGATTTCCGTTAGCGTCGTAAATGCGTCCCGCGTCGTCCACCGCATCTTCGGGGCGGTTCGCAAAGTCTGCGAAAATTCTGCGGACGGCTGAAGATATGTCCGCATAAGTTAACATCGCTTCGTTTTCCAGTTCAATTTCCAACAGGAATTTCATGTTGTCCCCTTTTTTCCGTGTTCGTGTTTGAGTATACCACCATAAAAGTATACTTGTTTAGTATTCGTCAGGGAGCAGGATAGTGGTTCGGGACCTATCCCATTCGGTGATGATCCAAATTTTCGTGCGATCTGCCAGGTGATACGCGCTTAAAATGCGGCTGCACTCTTCGGGATCCGGTTGAATCGCATCTTCGTTGGCCTGCCTGTCGTTGTCTGACAGGTCGCCCCAATCGCCAGATTCGTGGCGCTTGAGGTAGACGATCGGCGCGATTCCGTTAGCTTCGAGGGCTTCGAGGGCGCCGGGAGTGGCGCTGCACTGTCCGAGAATGAATCGTGGCAATTTTGGCATTTCGGTTTCCTCATTGATTACGTGAACGTTGTGGACGCCAAACACGACGCCGAGGGCTTCGATAAAGTCAAACTCTTCCATTTCGGGGTTCCTTTCTTAAACGGTTTTTAGTTTCGGCAACCGCGGCGGCGGCGCGCAGCCAGGCCGCGGCTTGAGTTGTCCCGGTTCCGATATAGCTGGAGTGGGCCTCGCCGTTCCGATAGATTCGGAACTTGCCAGAGATGGCCCCCCGCACGCACACGGCTTGCGGGTAGGCTTGGCGCACATAGTTTTCGATGGCCGTGGTCATGCTTCGAACTGCTTTCCTTGATTGCCCGTCTCTTCCTCGTAATGCGTCCGTGCGCGTTCCCAGATGGCGGTGAGATTTAAGCCCTCTTCGCGATCGCAGTAGTGGGCCAGGTCGGCCAACAGGTCGGTAAGGTTCTGCTCGTCAAGGCCGTTGTCGTCGCCCAGCTCCCCGGCTTTCATGGCGAAGAATGCCAGCGTCTCACCGGCTGCGCTGGCGCGCTGTTCGTTCATGCCTTCGGGATCGGGCGGAAGGTCGCCGTCCGGTTTCTGACAGTCGCACATCTGGCCGGGCTCGCTGATCTCGTCTCCACAGTTATTGCAGAGCAGTGCTAGAACAGTCCCGCGCCCGTCTCGGTCGGTTACATACTTCCAGGTGGCGGCTTCGTTGGGGCCGTTTTCTTCGGTATCGCCTTCTTTGTGGCTCATAGTTTCTCCCTTTCAATGCGCCGACTTTGAACGGCTGCCAGTGCATTACAAGCGGGAGAGCCCGCCTGTCATCTGCAGGATTAAAGTTTTTAGTTCGCCAGCATCAGCTCGGTTTCCAGGCGCATCAGGGCCTCGCGAACGTTGTTATTTGAATCCTTGACTAGGCGGGCGAAGTTGGGGCGCGGCGCGCTGTCGGGTGCGTTCTCATTCCAGATTTTTTCGAGCAGCGCCGCGGCTTCGGCTGCGATGCCATAAGACGAAAATTCGACCGATTTAACGCGGGAAATAAACCTGTCCTGCAGGCGATCGACAGCGTTACAGGTGAAAATCCAAATCGTGTTTGGAAGCGCCGCGGTCCCGTCCAGTTTAGAAAGCAGAAAGAGCTGGGCTCGCTCCGTCATCTGGTCGGCTTCGTCAACTAAAATCAGGTGCATTTTTTTCCCTGCCATCGGGACGTATTGACAGGTGGAACACACGCGCTCCAACGTGGCCACGTCACAGCTTTGCGAGGGAATGTGATGCACTTCCGCGGGAATCAGCTCTGCCAGCGCCGCGGCCATAGTTGTTTTGCCCGTACCAGACGGACCCAGGAATAGCCACGCGCTAGGGAATGGCCGCGCGGCCAGTTTGGCGCACAAGGTTTTAGCTTTCGCGAGTCCTACAAATTCGCTCATTTGCCGTGGCCGGTAACGCTCTGTCAGCGATACCGGGAAGAGGAAAGCCGCTTGTGCGGCCTGCGATTGGTCGGGCGTTCCGAACAGGTCAAACATTTTTAGTCCCCCTTAGTTTTTGGCTAGTTTTGGTTTTCAGAAAACTGCAGGGCGAAGCTCTTCGCCCATGCCAGTGATTCCGAGAGCGTATCGAAGCGCCCGTTCTCATGCGCTATGTGAATGAATCCTTCGGGCCGGTAGTTTCGGGTCGAAGTTGAGCAAGTCGCGAAGCTCTCGCCGTGGGCTATCTCTGCAATTCCGAAAAGACAGCGGCGGAAGAAAGCAGGGTTTCCAAGCATGAATTGAAGGCGCTTTACATCCAAGGCGAGACCGGCAGCCTTGATTGGAATTAAAAAGCTATAGTTTTCGCGGCACTGATTTTTCCACGCGCGAACTACGGTGATCTCTACCGAATGGCCCTGCATTTCCAGCGAATTGACCATTGCGATGATTGCCTCACCGCGATTTTTCAGACTCTCGCCTGATATATCCCCGAGCCCACCAATCTCTACAGCAAAGCGCAAAACGCGCCCGCATGGCTTCATTACAGGTTCCTCGACTTGCCAGTATTCGGGCTCACCGCTCACGAACGCGGCTACGTCAAAATGGTGGCCTGTCACATCGTAGGAATAAGTAACTTCGTCCGACAGGCCTGCCAGTTCAGGCAAACTAAGAGACTTAATTTTCGGGGCATTCCACTGGCCAAATTCAGCTGCGTCTAGTGCAGCCTGATAGCTCATGTTTCCGTTCCACTCTTGCGCTTCGATCGTCACGGATTGATTCTTCGAAGTCGATTCGACCGCGCGGAGTCTCGCGAACAGTTCTGGCAATTCCATCGTATGGATACCGGGCTGAATCAACCGTTTTTTCGAGCCCGGTATTCCGATAATGCGCTTGCGTCTCGCCATTTTGTGAGCCCTCAACTTTCAGAATTTTTAGAAAATGGGAAGCGGGTGGAGGGCGAGAATCGAGTCAATCGAATTCGAGTCATAGCCCCGAAAAACTAACATGTCTGCGACCGCGCGAACCTGCAGGCCTATGGCGAGCAACTGTGAGCCTTCGATAGACGCGCGTTGCGTGCAGGTTAGTTTGGGATGATCACGTTTCGCAGACTGGCGAACCTTGCGCACCCAAGTTACCCACGAATCGGAACGGTCAAAATGGCGCGCTGAAAGTTGTCTTTCGAGCGTTTCATCAGTGTCCCATTGGATAAAGTGGAAACGATCACGTACCGCACCATCTAACGCGCGACGGTCGCTGAATTGGATGGTTGCGCCAAGTGCAGGTGTGTTCCCTGTCGCGATGCAAACGAAGTCTGCATGGCGCGCGGTGAGTCCGCAAGGGAATGAGGCATGGCCATTCGCCAGCGCGCCATTGAGTGAGCCCAACAAATTCCCACTGGCCAGTTCTAGTTCATCTAAAAGAAAAATTCCGCCTTGCGAATACGCGCGGTAAAAGTCGCTTGCGACGTAGTTTCCACTCGCATCCAAGTACCCCATAAGGCGAGATTCGGTCATCTGAGCCTGCAGGCCTAAGTAATAGAATGGCAGGCCTAACAGTTCTGCGATGATACGCGCAGCGGACGACTTGCCAGAGCCCGCCTCACCCCATAGATAGACGTTCTTTCGAATCCCCACCAATTGAGTGAGCAAATCAAAATGCTCATGTTTGTGGCCATCTATCTCACCAATGGTTTGGCCCGATTGGATGTAAACGGTTTTAATTTCCTTGGGCAAATTTTCCAGCATGGCCGCGACTTTTTCAGTGATTCGCGCGTCTAGCTCTTCCGTTATCTCTTCCCGTTGTAGAGTCAAATAAGGCTGCAGGCTAGATGCAAGAATGGCTGCTAGATTGTCATTTCCTGCAGCAACTGCAGGCCTGTTAGCTTTGCAAGACGAGTGATATTTGCTCGTATCTCCGCGTCTATTCCAGCTAATCTCTTGCCCTAGTTCAATCGGGCCATTACAGATACTGCAGGTTCCTGATTCGTTGGCTATCATGTTTTCCCCTTCCCCGTTCGCAATGTTGAAACTAGACGGTAGCAGTTGGAAAGTATACTTGTCAACAAAAAGCTAAAAATATAATTGGAATATAGAAAACATGCGGGAAGCATATGGAAACTATAGGTTTTAGTTTCAGGCTCGATTCGGAACGGATTCTCAAGGGATTCGGAACGGATTCGCGCGCGCTGCAGATGGCCTGCAGATGGCCTGCAGATGGCCTGCAGATGGCCTGCAGATGGCCTGCAGGTGAGCCCGCTAGAACTATAAAAAGCTAGTTTCCTATGAAAACCGAGAACGCCCCGAAAAAGGCGAAAGGGGCGGGGGCGGGGGGAGCGCCGCGATTGACACATCCATGCGAATATGCTAAATTAAAT